GATTATTATGATGTTGTTAAAAACGCGTTCGATCGTGAGGTTGCGAAACAGAAATTCCTTAATCCGAATGCAACGGAACAATCTATCCGGCAACAACTTGAACTGGAGAAAGTACAGCTTGCAGCACGATTTGCACAAAATGGGCAAAATCCTGTTGACGCAATGTATAATTATATGGTATCAGTATATGGACGGCCAGAAAAGCATCAAGATAAAGAGGATAAACCTCAAAAAGTTGATACGTTTGAAGCTGTCAAAAAGAACAAAGCAAAAGCTGCTACTCCTCTATCTGCTGGCGGTCGTGGGTCATCCGGAAATGCCCTCACCAGAGACCATGCAAATGGAATGACGTTATCAGATTTTGCAAGGTTATCGGCGGACGATAAAAAGAAAATCTATGCTGACTAACTAGCTGACGACTTGCTTTAAAGTTAGGCCAATGCGAGGCTAACAATATCGCTCCAATCGCGGAACTAGGCGGGGTCACTCCCGCCCTAACAAAAAAGTAGGCCCTCACGAGGCTAACAATATCGGGTAGCGGTTAAAGAAAAATCAATCAAATTCTTTAACAATGGAGTGACAAATGTCCACTACTGTAATGACTTCAACTAACTCCTTAACGGTAAAACGTTGGGAAATGGAGACTTGGTTGCAAGCTCTCCAAAACACCGTATTCGGTCACATGATGGCCCGCGGTGCAATTTATACCCCTGAAGAGCTGATTGGATCTAACAAAGTCGGCGACCAAGTTACCTTTGCGTACGCTGGTAAACTGCTCGGCGTTCCTGTTGGTGAGGGCGGAACTTTGGATGGTAACGAAGAGGCTCTTGACCTGAAATCTCATAACATGGTTATGAACGTTTCCCGTCTTGGTGTTTTGAACCCTAACGTTAACACGATTGAACAACAACGTACCTACGTCAAGTTCGATGAAGTCGCCAAACGCCAACTGCAACGCCGTGTCGCTGAACTAGTTGACACTTCTGTGTTGTATCAATTGGCTGGTGCGGCTCCTACGTCTTTGACAATTGGTGGTACTGCTTACGCAAATAGCACTGACTTGTTGCATGTTCAAGGCCATAACGCGATTGTCGCTCCAACCTCTAACCGTATCGTTAGAGCAAGTGGACGATCAAGCGATCAGGCTTTAACAGCGTCTGATAAAATGTCTTTGGACTTGATTGATAGCGCACTGGAAGCGGCAAGCTTGACCTTGCAGCCAATTGAAATGCTTGATGGTAACACATACGACTTGTATCTGTCTCCAGAGCAAATCGTTGACCTTATGCGTGATTCCATCGGTAAAGTCCAATGGTTTAATGTTCAATTGTCAACCCTTGAGAGATCTTCGGAAGATAACTTTATTGAGAATCGTTTCAAAAACAACATGGTTTGTGCTGGTAAGTATCGTAACGTCTATATTTACGAAGCCCCACGTACCCCTTATGGTGTTAATGGATCGACTTCTGCGGTTATCCCAACCGTTCGCCGTGGTCTGTTGGTTGGTCGTGACGCTCTGTCGTTCGCTTCCCCATTCGGTAGCCGTTTGACAGATAATGACGTTCCAGTCAAATTCTTTGCACAAATGAAAGATTACGATTACTTCAAAGGTATGGAAGCTCGTATGATTTATGGTGCTAAGAAAATGACCCCAACTGGCAAAGACGACATTGGTGTTATTGTTATTTCCACCTATGCAGCTTCTCACAGCATTTAATAACGGAGGTTAAAAATGACTGCACCTACACTTTATCCATCTAAATACAGCGGTACTGCCGTTGATTATAACAGAGCGAAAGTTGACCGCTCGGGCGCATTGCGTACAGAAGCTGTTACGGTTACCGTACCATCTTCGACCGCATCCGGTACGGTTATCGGTCTGGTTCCTTTCCGCAAAGGCGCACGCTTTGTATGCAATGGTTCCGGAGTATTCACGACCGATATTGACACTGGAACGGCTGTGACCGCATCCGTTGGTTATGTGTACGATGATAACGTTACTTACACAAACGTTCCTGCGGCTTTTGTAAGTGCGTCTACCGTCCCACAAACTGGAGGAAATATCCCAGTAAACAGCCTCGCAACGTCATATACGTTTGTTGCAGCTGCTGATGGGTGGATTGCGGTAACGACTGGTGGTGGTACTACCACTACGGCCGGAACCATCTCTGCCCAGATCACTCTGGCATACGACGGATTGGTATAATACCAATGGCAACACTGGCAGAAATTCGAACGAAGATAGCGGAAAGGTTACAAGACCCCTCCTTTACGTCTATTACTTCTGCCAGTGTTGATTCCGTTATCAATGACGCATTACGGTATTATAAATACCATGTGTTCTGGTTCAACGAGAAATCAACTATTATTACTTTAAATCAAGGTGATCCAGTTATCCCGAATATCCCTGCTGATTTTCTGGTTGAGTTGCAATCTGGAGGCCTAACAATTCATTATTCAAACCTGTTTTACCCGCTTCGTAAAATTTCATCTGATGTTTATGATGGATCAAACGTAGAAGGTATTGGTATCCCCTACGTATATACATATCGCAGCCAACAGTTTGAAGTTTATTTTTACCCAAATATTGCTTATGATTTAACCTTAAGATATATTAAAGACTATGCGGATTTAGTAAATGGCACTGATACAAATGATTTTACATTATACGCCGACCGCATGATTATTTATAACGCATTATCACGTATTTATGCGGAATATAAACAAGATCCTAATATGGAACAATATTACACGGCACGTGCCAAAGATGAAGAGCTTAACCTGAAACGGCGTTCTGATTCATTAACTGGTAGTGGTGTGTTGACTATCAACTCATATTTAACAACGTAGGAGACTATATAAAATGGGTGAATTTACTTTTGGCGCACTGAAACGTGCACGTGTTGGTCAAGTAACATTGAACGGAACTACTGAAGTAACGATTTCTGTTCCTAATCTTGATCGTGAAAGCATTGTATTGCAAAACGTGAATACAATTGCGGGAACACCCGGAGCGTCTTACATTAGCTCGTTGACACCCGGCATTGTCGGGACGATTGGATTCAAATCATCCGCTGGTGATACGTCCATTCTTGATATCTACGTATATCAATAAATAATATCGCCTCTCGAATAATCAAATCCGAGAGGCATAACTCTATACGGAAGTGGTGGTCTTATGCCGACATATACATCTTACTTTAATCTTGCCAAACCAACAGTTAATGACCCAGTAGACGCCGATCAATGGGGAACACTGTTAAATAATGACATTGATTCAATTGATGGTCTATTACGCGGCGTAACGTCTGCTAAGTCCGCATCATTTACCGTTCAAACCACAGAGTTTGGGCAAATTTATCTTTGTAATGCGACATCTGCAGCGATAATTGCCACATTGCCTTCTGCAGCAACAGCAGGAAATGGGTTTAAGGTCGCGTTCAAAAAAACAGACTCGTCTGCAAATGCTGTTACATTGACGCCGAATGGTGCAGATACAATTGATGGTGCGGCGACTTATGCCTTAACAACTCAATATTCATCTGTTGTTGTTGTATCAAATGGAAGCGTGTGGAGTGTAATCTCCGGTGGTGGTGACATGAAAGCGACCATTAGAGCAAATGAAAGCTATACTTTTTTAGGATCATATACAGCAAGTTCATCGGCCTCTATTAACATCACAAGTAAGATTACGTCTGAATTCGATGAATATGTTTTCGTCATTCAGGATTTTGTCCCGTCTTCTAGTGGGGCATCTATTGGCATGAAGACAAGTTCCGATAATGGATCAACATGGTCTGGTGGCGCGGCAGATTATTCTACATCAGGAATTGCTACGGTATCAGGAAGCGCCGGCATTTCACATAACAATGGAAATGCATCGTTTATTTCCTTTGGCGGCGCAGGAAATGCCGCTGGATATAGTACATCAGCGATTATAAAACTCCTTAATCCACTAAATACCTCATATAATAAAAAAGGCACTTTCCAAACATTTTCGGAAGCGACTACTGGTGAATTGATCTGCATACAAGGCGCATGGAGGCGTACATCAACAGCACAAATTAACGCTGTTCAATTCATTGTATCGACAGGAACTATTTCAACAGGAACCGTCCGTGTTTATGGGTTGAGAAAAGTATAAATGAGCACAACAACGTCACAAATCAGTGAGATATCGCCATTAATAGGCGTACAACCGTATACAGATAAAACAAATCTGAATACGGAACACTGGACATTTTGTGATAAAATCAGGTTCCGCAATGGTTCTCCGGAGGCGGTTGGAACATTTTTAAATGTTTCATCAGGCAATATAGAAGCTTTGCCTATTTATAGCAGCGGAAAAGCGCGTAATTTTTATTCACAATACATTAACGGAAGACTTTATAATATTATTGGAAAAAGTAATGGTGTTTTTGTATATGGAGGGATAGGAAACCAAAAAGTAATAAACATAACCCCATTACAAGACACATATACGGCAATTCCTAATTCTTTAAGCACTGTTTATGCGACATTAGCAAACAATCCTATACATACATTTTCTGGATCAAATACATTAATAATAACTGACACAAATGCGTCTTTATATTCGATTGGGGATACAATAACAATTTCAGGAAGCACAGACGTAGGTGGAATATTAGCGGCAAATATTAATGGAGCACGAACAATATTTGCTATATCTATATCTACAAATAAATATTATGTTTATGCTGGTTCTTCTGCTACATCATCTGCAGATGGTGGTGGTGCTTCTGTAGTTGTTACTTCTGGTCTTGTTAAAGTGACGATGGCAACAACAGGACTTTATAATTATAATCGGCTTAAAATATCCGGAGCAAGCGCATTTGGTGGAATTACCGCCCCACAAATAAACACAGAATTATTTATTAGGGGATTAACAAGCACATATTTTTATGTGATGACATCTGGTGTTGCGACTTCATCCGTAACAGCAGCAGGAGGCGCATCGACTGTTATTTATAATCAAATACCGTCTGGGTCTGATGTTGAAAGTATTGGAACAGGCTATGGTATGGGATATTATGGGGTCGGTCTTTATGGGACGGCTAAAGGATCATATTCTGTTAGAAAATACGCAAGAGTTTGGAGTTTTGCACGTTTTGGTGACTATATTCTTATGACACCGGGTGATGGAGGGTATTTGTATTATTGGGATGGAAGCATAACAACGGCCCCTGTGCGTGTCACCAATAGCCCTAGTAATGTAAACTATATGTTTGTATCTGATAATACAGTCGTGTGTTTCGGGAAGAATGGATTTGAAAACCGGATCACAACAAGCGATCAAGGGAACTTGTTTAACTGGACGGCCACAGATACAAACCAAGTTTATGACGATAATATAGAGGGAGCGGGTCGTTTAATCTCTCATATATCTGTCAACGATACAAATATCATTTTTACCGCAAAGAAATGTTATACATTTAAACATATCGGGCTTCCAAATATCTGGGATATTAAGCCTTTGTCCGATAATATTGGCATTATATCGCAAAGAGGCGGTGTCGCAGTTAATAATATTGCTTATTGGATGGATAGTAATAACTGGTATCGTTGGTCTGGAGGGGCCGTTGAAGTTATGCCCGCCAATTCACAACCACGATCAACTATTATCAATTATGTGTATGATAATATAGATGTTACACAATTAAGCACAGCATTTTGTTGGTATAATCCTAAGTACGAAGAAATACGCTGGCATTATAAATCAAACACTTCGACAACAGATACCGATCGGGTCGCCGTTACGAATGTTGTTGAAAAAACTTGGTGGATGGACACATCAACTGCGACATGCGCAGAGTCGCCTGAAATCAACTCAACATACCCATATATGATAGATAAAGATAATAACATCAGTATTAATGAGATATATAGCTCATATTTTGGCCAAACATTCACATTAACCTCTAACTTTATGAATGCAGGGAAACGAGAGGCTCGTCTTGTTTCGTTTATTCCCGATAGTTATCAAACTGGCAGCATAAATGTTAAGGTAGACATGTATCAATGGCCGCAATCAACAACGCCTATAAGCTCAAAAACATATACGGTCGCAGCGGATAATAAACGTATTGAGACAACCCAAAACGGTCGTTATTGGAAATACACAATTTCTGGATCAACGACTACGGGCTGGAATATGGGTAAATGGTTTGAAGAAAAACAACAATCTGGAGATGGCGCATAATGGATCGTTATCCATCAACGTTTGATAACACGCCAGATGGAATTATAAACTTTCTGAAACAAATTATTCGCCTCCGTGTGGATGATGTTACAGAAGTAAATAATTTCTCAAGTATTTTTATGTCTGGACGTAAAGTTAATAAGATTCCCACATCATCTTCTGATGTTACGGCAGGTCAAGATAAAGCTGGGGATTTTAATTATAATGTCAATTATTTATTTATTTTAGTCGATAATTCTGGTACATTGGTTTGGCGTAGGGTCGCGCTATCCAGTTTTTAGGAGTAATGAAACATGGGTTTTTTTAGCGGCCTTTTGGGATCAAAAAAAACAACAACACCCGGAACGGGATTTTATGCACTTCCAAAGGAAATGCAATCGGCTCTTAACACTATAACAAATCAAGGTGCGGCCCAGCTTACTGGAAGTGCTGGCGCACAAATGTTTACACCATTGGGCCAAACGGCGCAAGAGTCGCAAGCTTATAACTTGATGCAATTGCCGACCAATAGCACTGCTTTACAAGGGTTAATCACTCAATATATGAACCCATTCCAAGATTACATTACTCAAGGTATCAATAAGCAAGCAGAAGGCAATTATAGTTCTTATAAAGATGCGCTTTCTTCTGCGGGACAAATGGGGTCAAATCGTGAGTTTTTGAATGCTGGAGCCGCTGACCAAGCTAGATTAAGCGCAATCGGATCGGCTCTTGCTGGTAATTACAACACCGCTCAATCGACTGCATTAGGGCAAAACCAACAAAACATTCAGAATTTACTTGCGCAAGCTGAAAATCAAAGAGCGTTAGATTTGCAAACAAAACAAGCTCCTATTAGTGGATTGAATGCGCTTGCTGGCATGTTATCTGGAACTGATGGATTTTATCCTGCCCAGTCCCAAGCTTCCCAAACAAGAAAAAGCGGCGGTGGGCTTGGTGGATTGCTTAACACAGCATCATCTATTGCTGGTATATTTTCTGATGAGAGATTGAAAAAAGATATAAAACTTGTTGGAAATGAAAATGGTCATAATATTTATATATTTAAATATAAAAATGATCCGGATAATGTTGAATATATCGGCGTAATGGCACAGGAGGTTAAAGATATTGATCCAAGTGCTATTGGCGAACGAGATGGATATATGACAGTGGATTACGATAAAATTGGCGTGAAATTTAAAAGGGCTTAATAATGTCTTTTCTTGAACAACTTGGATCATCATTGCAGTCAATTGGCGATTTTGCGCAAAAAGCGCAGCCTATTTATAATCAATGGGAACAAAATAACCAAATGGTGCACCTTTATGATTTGGCGCGTGCAAGGCCTGAATTATATGGCAATATGTATAGTAATGCAATAAATGCACAACAAGAAAACAAAAAAATAAGCCAGAACCAAGCACAATTCCAACAAGAATTGGCGATGAAACAATCTATTTTAGATCAAGAAATGGCTAGAAGGAATCAAGCGGCGCAAGTTATGCAATCGCTTAACCAAGGTGGCGATTATAAAACTGCATTAGCTCAACTTGCATCAATTGATCCTGATAAATATGGTGCGGCGGCCTTAGATCAAAGTAATCCATTATCGCAATTAGATGAATTGACCAAACGAGCAGAGCTTGCGAATAAAGAAAGCGAGCAGAAGCTTAAAAACTTCCGTATCAATCAAACGCTTCAACAATATGGTTTTGGTGGGCAATCTCAACCAAGCAATCAACCATCACAATCATCTCCTTTATCTGTCCGTAACAATAACTTTGGGAACCTTCGCAATCCTCAAACGGGCGACTTCCAACAATATGCAACACCGGAAGAAGGTAAAAGCGCAATGTTGCGTGACCTTGCCTTAAAATTATCTGGTAAATCCCCTGTCATGCAGTCAAAATATGGCCAAGGATACACGCCAACAATTGAAAATGTTGTGTCTACTTGGGCCCCACCAAGCGAAAACGACACACAAAACTATATCAACTTTGTGTCAAAACAAACTGGCCTTGCACCAAATCAACCGTTACTTCCTGCGGATGTTGAACGTATTGCTCCGGCTATTGCGCAAATGGAAGGCGGAGCGCAAGGGGTGCAAGCTTATCAATCCGCACAGGCCCCAAAGTTCGACCAAACAGAATTCGACCTTGCTATGAATAAGGCGATTTCTGGCAAAACGGAAGATATAAAAGCGTATGCTGATTATATGGATAAGAAAAACAATCCGACCGCATCGACTGAAGCCGGAAAATTGCAAAGTGATTATCAAAAAGGCTTAATTAGTAAAGATGTTTATGAAAGTCAAACTATGAAGTTGACTAAAGAGGCTGAAAAAGCAAAACAAGATGCTGAGGAAAAATCTAAAGGCCAACAACAACTAGATGATATTTTATCTAGTATGTCGTCAAAACTTGACACATTGAAAGAAAAAGGCGGAATAACAAGCGAAAAATCTGGTGTGTTTCAGAATATTATCGCATCTATGGCAAATAAAGAGGACGGTGCTTTATTCGGGCTACTTCCATCTGGACAACAAATCGGGAGAAGTTTAGGTACACCTGAACAAACCTTACGTGATCAATTAGCTGCCCAGAAATTGGCAGTTTTAAGGGCTATCCAAAAAACCACCGGAATGAGTGCGCAGCAATTAAACTCAAACCAAGAGTTAAAAACAATGTTGGATTCTATTGATAATCCAAATGCCTCTTATGAGGCAAGGAAATCAACATTGCAAATGTTGTCCGATATGTATGGTAGCGGAAAACTAGGTAAAGAGCCAAATCCATCTAGCAAAGAACCCATATCTCAAAATGGTTGGAAAATAGAGGTTGTTCAATAATGCCAGTTTTTCAAATTACTGCACCAGATGGGAAAATATTAAGGGTTACTGCCCCAGAGGGCGCAACTCAAGAAGATGTTTTGGCGCATGTTCAAGAAAATTATACTCCGCAAGAGCAACAGGGACAACAGCCACAATTAAATCAAACTGATTTTCCCGCATACCAACGGGCATCTTTTGGTGTAATGGAACCTATTATGGGGGCTGGGCAACTTATAGGAAAAGGTTTGGAGGCGGTAACGTCATTAGGAGGACTATATCCAAACCCAGTCAGTGAGACATACAAAAAAATTAATGAAAAAAAGATAAACACAACAATTAAAAACCTTGAAAATAAATACGATTATAATCGTAAACTGTCTGGAGAAGATGGTATAGACTGGGCAAAAATTGCTGGTAATGTTGCTAGTCCTATTAATTGGATAGGCGGTGGTGCTTCTACACCAACAACTCTTGGCGGAAAGATGGCTATGGGTGCAGGTCAAGGGGCTATATATGGTGCTGCTACTCCAGTAGATGATAAAAATAATTTTTGGGGAAATAAAGCTGGACAATTATTGGGGGGAGCAATATCCGGAGGAGCTGGCGGAGCTGCAGGGGCTGGTATTGAAAAAATATTAAGCCCAAAAACATTGCAGTCTGTTAAAGATTTGGCTAATGAAGGGGTTGGGCTTACTATAGGGCAAACTCTTGGTGGTGGATTTAAACGGGCAGAAGATGCATTATCTTCGGTTCCTATTGTTGGCGATATCATTAAATCTGCACAGAATAGGTCTATTAAAGACTTAAACAAAGCTGCCTATAATCGTGCATTAAAACCTATTGGGGAGTCGATCCCAGATAATATTATGGGGCATGATGCAATCGAATATATTGGAAACAAACTTTCAGATAAATACGAAACATTGCTTCCAAAAATGACAGGAAAACTTGATGATGAATTGCAATCTAAACTTAGTAATGTTTATGATATGGTTCAATCTGGGTTGCCCGAACAAGAACAAAAAGTATTTCAATCAACAATGGATAGAGTTTTGGGAAACAGGGTTTCTCCTAATGGTTCTATAACAGGCCAATCATTGAAAGAAATTGAAAGCGAATTAGGGGGAGCGGCTAAAAGTTTCTTAAACTCTAGTGATGCATATCAATCACAATTAGGCAGAGCATTTAAAGAGGTTCAATCTTCTTTGAGAGATATGTTATCAAGACAAAATCCAGATTATGCTAAAGAATTAGCATCTATCAATAAAGGATATGCTAACTTTAAACGTGTTCAGAAGGCCGCATCTTCTGTGGCTACAAATGAAGGGGTTTTCTCTCCTGCCCAATTACAAAATGCCGTTAAAGTATTAGATAAATCAAAAGACAAAGGGTCTTTTGCTAAAGGTGCAGCATTAATGCAAGATTTGTCCTCTGCTGCGAAAGAAGTGTTGCCACAGAAATTAAATGATAGTGGAACAGCATCGCGTCTTTTAATGGGGGCAGGATTGCTTGGAGGTGCAGGAGTGGTAGATCAATATAATGGAGGACAATTGACACCATATCTTTTAGGGGCTGGCCTTTTAACTGGCGGATTGTATTCCAAAAAAGGATCAGAAATTGTCAATAAGATATTGACCGAACGACCTGATATTTTGAGAAAGGTTGGATCTCAAGCTCCTGATTTTATGAGATACGTTTCTGCTCCACTTGGACTTGCTATCAAAAACAGTCCGGCGCAATAAAGGAATAATAAACCCATAAACAAGGCCAATTAAAAAAGAAGAAATATAAAATTCAATATCCATGCAAATATGATTAACATAGGAGACTAAAAAATGCCATCAATTTAT